GAGCCCGCGCAGATACCCTGCCTGCTCAGCGGTGATCGGCTTCTCGGCCTCGGCCTTACGCTCCGCTGCAACTTCGCGCGGCACGTCTTCTCCGGCGTAGATCGAGAGCCCCAGCCCATGCAGCGCAATGGCCTTGACCAAACAGCGCTGGATGGAGGCGTTGATATGAAACGCATCCGGCTGGCTGATCGGCTTGTTGCGGTTATCCAGCACCGGGTGGATCTGCGAGAGCGTCACGCCGTTGACGGTGACAGCGACTTCGACGAAGAACCCGCACTGGGTGACAAAAAACGGCTCGTTGTTCTCGTTGCGCTTGACCTCCCAGGTCGCATCGGGGCAGTGCTTACGCAGTTGCTCGACCGCGAACGGCCAAGAAAGATAGCTAAACCCGTTTTTCTTCTCGATATGCTCGCTGCAATCGATGCGTGCGAGCTCGGCGAATACGTTGCGTTCCATATCGGCCTCCTGCTTGAGTTGCTCGTTATGGACGAGCAGCTGGTCGGCACCGTCCTCGTCCATCATGACGAGCGCACCGGTACCGTTGTGGGATAGGCGCGGAGATAGCGCCCTTCGTCAGAGACACCGATCTCAAAGCCCGCATCCGCGAGCTCGGCAGCGGTGTCGAGCACCTTGTGTGTAGGGGCGATGACGATCATTTGGCCTCCTCGCCGCGAGCGGCTTTGACACGCAACGCCAGAGCCAGCATTGCTTCGGATATCTCGTCGTGGTTGCGCCACTCTTGCGACATCTGCCGCAGGATCTCGGCGTGCTCTTTACGGTTCATCAGGGTCATCCTCGAGGCTTTTTCTGACCTGCTCGTCGATACGCCGGTCGAGCCATTTTTTAAAATTACCGATCCGCTCGTCGGCGTAGGCGTCCATGACCATCTCCAGCGCGTCGTCTTTGATCGGCCCAAAGATTTCGCGCAGCAGATCATCGTTGCCGCCCTCGACCACCTCCTCAGTGAGGCGCTCGACGGTATCCTCGTAGTCAGGCTCGGGTGAGAACTGCCAGCGGGCGCGGGCAAAACCGATTGCGATTGTGTTCATTGTTGGCCTCCTTGTTATCGCTACAAGCGCGATGGGTACAACCGTAGCCATAACAAAAGGGCTTGTCAACAAGGGGGTTGGTATTTTTTGGGGTTGCGCTTGTTGTCTACAAGCGAACCGGGCACGGCCTTATAAGCCGACCCGGTCGCGATCAGTGCAACGCGTTAGTGGAGTTAATCGACGCCGCCGGCGCGCCAGACAACTTTCCCGAGGACAGCAACCCGGCCATCCTCGGTTGGCGGCACAGTTTCGTCTGGATACTTGGCGTCGTTATCAGACCGGATGATGAGAGTGCCGTCGTAGCGACGGAAAAGCCGTTTAACTTTGAGCTCGTCGCCATACCGCAGGACGTAGATTTGCCCATCAACGACTCGATCTGACGCACTGTCGAGCAGTATCACGTCGCCGTCGTATATTGTCGGCTCCATGCTATCGCCCTGCGCTTCAACGACGTAAAGGTCACGCCTGCGCAAACCAAGTCGTTTGATCCAGCGCGTTGAGAATGCAAGCGGCGGCCCTTCTTCTTCTTCAAACACCAATGCCCCCTGTCCGGCTGCAGGTTTGACGTAAACCCGCTGGACAAGCACATAGTCATCGTCTGGGAGATCTTCTGGGTTCTCCCAAGCGAGAACCGGGCGCGGCATTCCGTTGCTATTAGCCGACTCATCCAGCGGCCCCGATGGCCGCATCGGGCCTGTGCCCGACGCGAGCCATTCTGAGCTCACGCCCAGAATCCTCGCAATGCGTTCATGGTGGCGAGACCAGTGCTCGCCGGGGCTACATAGGTGCTGAATCGCTTGTTGGCGAACCCCAACCTCGCGCGCGAGAGCTGACTGCGTATAGCCCGCCTCCATCAACGCTTTCTTTAACCGCTCGCCGTAACTCATAGGCGGAGACTAACAAATGCTTTTATAGGAAATCCACCAAGCTAGCTTGTTGACATGAAAACAAGGGCGTTTGTAAGATGATCGCATGAGTTACCAACACGCGATTCAGAAAGCGGTGGAGGTATGCGGCAGCCAGTCAGAACTCGGCCGCCGGGTCGGAGTGGCGCAAGGCCACGTTTGGTACTGGCTGAAGACCGGCAAGGTATCTCCGTTGAAAGCAAAGGATGTCGAGCGCGCCACACAAGGCGCCGTCACAGCCGAGGAGTTGCGACCCGATGTCTTTACCTAAATCCCCCATGAGTCCATTCCAGGGCTCTTTGCCCGCCCAGTAGCGGGCTTTTTTACATCAGGAGGCCGCGCGATGAGTTGGAACGAAGCTATAGAGCAGGCCGACAAGATCGGCATCGAAGGCGCCACCCCGCACCGAGTTCGCCGCTGGGCCAATGCCATCCGGTTTGAGCTCGGTTGTGACCTTTGGGGAGATGAGTGATGGCTGGCGATTGGATCAAGATGCGATCAAACCTTTGGGATGACCCGCGAGTTGCGGGCATCTGCGACAGGACTAACGCCAGTGAAGCGCAAATCATCGGTGCCCTTTACTGGCTGTGGACAACGGCAGATCAGCATACCAAAGACGGCTTTATGGGCGGGCTGACCAAAGCGAGCATCAACCGCAAAACCGCCGTTGATGGGTTCGCCGAAGCGTTGATTGAGGTGGGGTGGCTTGAGGATGTCGACGGCGGCCTGAGCATCCCGCGATTCGATGAGCACAACGGCTCGTCCGCAAAGCGGCGCGCTTCGGAGGCAAAGCGTAAGGGTTCTGTCCGCAATGTGTCCGCATGCGATGCGGACAAAAAGCGGACAGCAAGCAGAAAACATGCGGAACTAGAGAGAGAGGAAGAGGAAGAGAGTTCCGTATCTAAAGATACGGGCGCTGACGCGCCGCCAAAAAATCAATCGCAGTCGCCAAACGATCCCAGCAAGGCGCTCTGGGATCTGTGGGTTGACTACGTTGGCGACAGCCCCCACAACCGCAGCGTCCTCGGAAAGCTGATCAAAGAACATGGCGAGACCGATGTTCGAGAGGCGGTGGCGACAACCATCGCCAAGCGACCCGCCGACCCGATGGCGTACATGCGCGCCTGCCTCAAACCGAGGAGGCGGTTCGTATGTTGACGGAGACCTTTGAGCAATACGGGATCAAGGTGCCGGCTGGACGGTCCGGCGAGTTGGATGTGCCGTGCCCGGAGTGCAGCCCGACCCGGAAGAAAAAGAAAGACCCGTGCCTTTCAGTGAACACCGACGAGGGCACCTGGTTTTGTCACCACTGCGGCTGGGCGGGCGGCCTCAAGCGGGATGACGCTGGACGGATTGAGGCGCGGCCAAAATCTTACGCCAAGCCTCGGCCCTTCAAGGCGACCGAGCTCTCGGAAAAAGCGATTCGGTATCTTAAAAACCGAGGCATCACGCCAACAGTCGCGAACCGCAACCGTCTCAAGTCAGACAGTCTGGATGCCTCAGTCGGGGCAAGAAACTTCCACGATCTGCTTTCCGTACTACCGCGACGGCGAGCTGATTAACGCGAAATACCGCGATGGTCGCAAAAACTTCCGCATGGAAAAGGGCGCCGAGCGGATCTTGTTTGGGCTCGATGACATCGACCCGGCGGGCACGCTTATCGTCGAGGGCGAGTTCGACAAGTTGGCGTGTGAGGTCGCGGGGTGGACGAATTGCGTCTCAGTGCCTGACGGCGCTCCAACGCCGGATACCAAGAATTACTCATCGAAGTTTGAGTTTCTTGACGACCCGCGGGTTGCGTCGGTTGAGCAGTGGATTATTGCCGTCGATGGCGACAAACCAGGCGAGCGGCTCGCCGAGGAACTTTGCCGCCGGTTTGGGCGAGAGCGGTGCCTTGTCGTGCAGTGGCCAGAAGGTTGTAAAGACGCAAACGAGGTGCTGAAAACGCACGGCGCCGAAGCACTGAGTCAGGCCATCGCCTCGGCGAAACCGCTGCCGATTGAGGGCGTTTTTACCGCCGATGATATGCAAGCCGACATTGAACGGCTCTACGAGCGGGGCCTAGAGAAGGGTGTTGGCACCGGGTGGCCGTGTTTGGATGACTACTACACCGTCCGCCCCGGCGAGTTCACGGTTGTCACCGGCATCCCCAACAGCGGCAAGTCCAACTGGCTTGACGCACTCTGCGTTAATCTCGCTCGCCACCACGGCTGGAACTTCGCAATGTTCTCGCCAGAAAACCAGCCGATCCAAGACCACATGGCGCGGATCATTGAGAAATACGTCGGTCGGCCATTCCACGATGGCCCGACGCGGCGGATGGATCGCGACACGATGGACGTGGCTCGGCGCTGGGTAAGCAATCACTTCCGTTGGATTCTGCCATCGGATGACGCCGAATGGACCATCGACGCGGTGCTAGAGCGGGCCGCGCAGTTGGTCTATCAGTACGGTATTCGCGGTCTTGTCATCGATCCCTGGAATGAGATGGAGCACCTGTGCCCATCGGATCAGACCGAGACTCAGTACATCTCACAAAGCCTTAAACGAATCCGTCAGTTTGGCCGCCGGCATGGAGTGCATGTCTGGATCGTAGTCCACCCAACGAAGCTGCGAAAAAACGACCGCGGCGAGTATCCGGTGCCGACGCTCTACGACTGTGGGGGCTCAGCTCACTGGCGGAATAAAGCCGATAACGGGATTTGCGTCTGGCGCGATCTCTCCGGCGACTCCGGTCGGATGGTCGATATCCATATCCAAAAAATCCGCTTCCGACAGATTGGACGCCTAGGGATGGCGAGCCTTCGATACGACCCCGCATGCAGTGGATACGAGGACCCCGAAAACCCTCGAGAGGTAGCCGTATGAAAGACCCAAAGATTGCGACTGCAGAAGAAAACCGCCGCCGGTTCCCGGATATCGCGGCGTTTGTTGACGAAGTCCGTGCCGTTTTCGGTGACGACGTAAAGGTTATTTGGCTGGAGCCCTACGATGCCGATTAACCCCTGCCGCCATTGCCATTGGTGGGTGCCTGGCTGGTGCTCACTACACGACGTGCCGACCGGCGCTGATGCGACGTGCGAAGACTTTGAGCTCGAGCCGGTGCCGATGACGACTTGGAGGAATAAGCGATGCACCACCTAGAGATTGAAATTGAGCAGCGAAAAGCCGAGCGGGCCGAGGCTGCGATGGCGCATTTACGACGCCGCTCACCGCTGGGCGCTGATTGGGACGATCAACCAGGCGGTGATGGCCCCTTTGATTTTGGCGACGAGGCAGACGTTTTTGATGATCCGGCTGCTGAGCATGCGAGGCCTTTGCCCTTTGATATTGCCGGGTTTGCCAAGGCCTATAACGAGATCCTCGATGACGCGGATCGCGAGGCGCGCGAGCTTGATCGCACCGCGGATTACTACCTTGAGTCGGCCGCAAGCGAAATGGCCGACCGAGCGGCGAGCCGGGACACCGAAGACGGGGAGCGCTCGATGGCGCGGGCGGTGACGGCCTTCAATGCCCTGTATGGCCATGATCTTAGCGAGACCGAGGGGTGGCAGTTTATGTCGATCCTTAAAAAAAGCCGCAGCGCTGAGGGCGCGTATCGCGAGGATGATCACACCGATGACGTGGCCTATGCCGCGCTGGCTGCGGAGGCGGCTTGGGAGGCGCAATGAGCCAGGTCCAGCAGATCATTCGCGACGAGCAAAGCGTTGGCCGAGCGCTTGTCTGGGCCGGCGAGATGATCCGCAAAGGGCTGAAAGGCGGTGATGTCCTGCTAACGCTAGGCCGGCCGACGCGCAGCCAAGAGCAGAACCGCAAGATGTGGGCGATGCTCCGCGATATCGCCCGCCAGGTGCCGCTTGTGATCAACGGTCGCGAGGTTCGGGCCGACCCCGAAGATTGGAAAGACGTATTCACCGCTGCGCTTCAGCAAGAGACCCGCATGGCCCAGGGCATCGACGGATCGGTGGTGGTGCTTGGTATGCGGACCTCGAAGATGAGCAAAGCCGAGCTGTCCGATCTCATTGAGCTCATCTACGCCTACGGCGCAGAGCAATCTGTGCAGTGGTCCGCAGAAAGTCGCGCGGCAATCGACGAACATCTGGAGGCGGGATGATCGTTAAGGACCGACCCGTACGTAGCAAGGCGTTGCGTGATTCAGCGAGGGGGCGGGAATGCACCCTGCGGCTCCCGGGGCATTGCAATTACGACCCGGAGACGAGCGTGCTGTGCCATCTCCCGCACGGCAGCCGGGGCGTGGGCACCAAAGCCTCAGATGATCACGCGGTAATTGCATGCTCGGGGTGTCACGACGCGCTTGACGCGCGGGCGCTGCCAGCGGTCTCCCAGCAGGAGTTGTACGAGTCGATGGTCCGCGCATTGGCCGAGACCCGGGCGATTTGGCGGGCCGAAGGTTTGGTTGATTACAAGGGGGCGAAATGACGGAAAACGGCGAGCGGCTTTTGATGACGCAAATGCTTGAGACTGCAGTCCGCGATTACCTCGATGTGCCGCATGACCAGTGGTACGAAAAAATCCCTAACCACCGCGCCGCAATCCGCATGCAAGCGCACTTTGATGCTAGGCGTTGGATCGATGCAGAGACAGGTCGCGAGCGCTTGCCGTTCTCGCGCGTCTGCACCTATCTCGACCTCGACCCCGATGTGGTGCGCGAGCGGCTCCACCGCGATGGCGAGGCGATTGTTGAGCGATTCTCCGATAAACGGCGGGCGGCATGATTGACGAGGACATCTACGATGAGGGATTTCGCCAGGAGGCGCCTGATGATCGCGATGAGTTTTTTCGCGTTGCTGCTTCGGCCCTTGTTCAAGCGATTGAGGATGCCTGTGACCAGCGCCCGCGCAAAACACGGGGCAAAGCCTGGCGCAATGACAAAGAGCGGATTGCGCAGATTTGCGAGGGATTGCGGCGGCGTCGGGGCGACGAGCGGCGGATGACTTGCTCGATCCCCGAAAAAGCGATTGAGGCGATTGCGTGGCTTTTTGACGACGCAGTTCACCCGTTATCGGCCCAGGGTATTGCGACCCACGTTGGCGCGGATCTAAAGAAAATCCGCCAGGCAGTTAAGTTCGAACCCGCCGCTATGCGTCAGACCTTAAGCCGTGAGCGGATGGGACTTCGCAAAATGTTCCCTCGCCGAGAGGAGGCGGCGTAGTGGGCGCGTCGCAGCGCAATAAGGGGGCGGCGGGTGAGCGGGAGCTCGCCAATCTGCTGTCCGAAGCGCTCGATATCGACTGCAGCCGCAACCTAGAGCAAACGCGCTGCGGCGGCGCGGACCTACTCGGGGTCGGGCCCTGGGCGATTGAGGTCAAACGTCAAGAAAAACTGCACATACCACAATGGTGGGGCCAGGCGTGCCAGCAGGCAAAAGACCTGTATCCAGCGCTTGCCTATCGCCAATCACGCCAGCCCTGGACGGTGCTGGTGCCCCTCGGGGTGCTCATGGGGATGACAGATGACTGGGTCACCGGCCACCGCGCCGCGCTGACGCTAGACGGGTTTTGTGATGTCACCAAAGCAATGCTGGAGGGTCGAGATGATCGAGCATCAATTGAGCCGATGGGGCCAGTACATGCGCACTGACCGAGACTACGGGTTGGGTTTCCCCAAGCGCACTGTTTTGCACCGTTGCATCGTTGAGGGGCCGGCCGCGAGCGCGCCGACGGCAAAAGATGATGAGCCGGTGCCCGCGGATATCGCAGAAATCGAGGCGGCGCTCAACGCCATCCCGGATCGCGATAAGCGCCTCGCTGTCTCGCTCTACGTCGAGCAAAAGCCGGTGCCGCTGCTGCGCCGGATCATGGGCGTGGATCGCGATTTCATGGAAGAAATTATTGCGCGGATGCACGCCCGAGTGGCGTCGGCGATTGATGAGCGAGCGGCAGCGTAAGCAAGCCGCCGAGCGCCAGCGCCGGCTGCGCCAGCGGCGTGCCGAGGAGCTCGCCGAGCGAAAGCGCATTATCGCCGAGAAGCGGGCTTTGTGGCTTCAAGAAAACCGGCCTGATTTGCACCGCGCAATCACAAGCGAGGCGTTTCGTGAGGCGTGGCGGTATTGCTACGACACCGAGCCTGATGAAAGTCTCGCCTCGCAATCGGTGGATGCCATCGAATACCGGCTCGAAGCGATGGCCGACGATCTTGCCGAACTCGGGGTTGACTTAGATCGTGACGACGGTATAACGATAGGTAACTTGGGAAAATAGACACCCGGGCCCCGATCCGAAAGGATGCGGGGCTTTTTTATGCCCGCGAAAAAGTTTACGGACCGCCAAATCCTTGCTGCACTGGAACAAGCGGGGACGAAGGCGGGCGCTGCCGCGCTGCTTGGTTGTGACTTACGCGGTCTCTACCGCCGGCTTGAGCGGATCAACGCGCTGGAAGGGCCTGCGGACACGGCGCCGAGCAGCGATCCGATGCCAGACGAGGTGATCAAGGGCCGCTCGACGCTCTACGACGCCGAGACGGGCGAAGCGAAGCTCGAATGGATCAAGACCTCGCGCGACGCCGATGCGGTGCGTGAGGCGCTCAAGCATGGTCATGTGCTCGACAGCGACACCCGGCTGCAGCTGCTTGCGCGCACCGTCATCCGTGTGATGCGTCGGGTGATCGAGCTGCTGGCGCAGCGCTACGACGAGATCCAGGTTATCTACGCCGAGGGCAACCACGACCTCGCGACCAGCGCCTATATGCGGGAGTGGCTGGCGGCGCATTACGAAGACGAGCCTCGGGTCACAGTAGACACCAGCCCCGACCCTTATTATTGCGTC